ACAAGTGAGGGAGCTTTAAATAAATACCTTAAAACTAATGGCATATTAGTAATAGAATTTTGGGCTGCGTGGAACGATAAAAACTCTTGTAGTTTTTTAAAAGACCTGGAAGATTGTAATACTGTTAAAGCAGATATTGGAATTTGTACAGCACTACAAGAAAAATACAACATTGAGGTCTTGCCAACATTAGTAGTTATTAACAATTCACAAGAAGTATGCCGATTTACAGGTAACTTACTTTTTCAACTAAATGTTAACAAGAAAGAAGTACAAGCAAAAATAGATAGTATAATAATTAGTAAATTTGAATAATGAAATTAACCTTAGATTTAATAGAAAACACAGTAAAAGATAAAGGATATAATTGGTTTGATAAAGGCGATTATAATTTAAACATTGTAGGCGTTAGAAATAGTGCTACTGGTGATGAGGTTACAAATAAGTTTGATGATAAAATTACACTATCTTATAAAGTAGACGGAGAATGGCAATTTTATAGTTTTGACGCTACTACTGATCCTGGTAGATATTGGGTGGAGAATGTGATGCGCCGTGAGGGGGTCGCCTGTATGAAGCCTAATCAATATCTTGGGGCATATAGAATAGACAAGCATAGAGGAAACTATGACGCTTTATGTCAAAGAGAGGGAGAGGTAGAAGTATATAGAGATAACAACAAAGATGGTTGCTATGATTTAGATGATGATAATACACAAACAGGTTATTTTGGTATAAACATACATAGAGCTACAGCTAGAAAAGGAAAGAAATCTAGTCAAGTAGACAAATGGTCTGCAGGTTGTCAAGTAATAGCAAGTAATGACGATTGGGAAGAGTTTATATTTGCTTGTTATAAAGCTGAAGCAATTTGGGGTAACAAGTTTACTTATACATTAATTAATAGCGAAGATATTTATGGGAATATTTAAGAATCTTTTAGGAACTGAAAAAGTTATAAATGGTGTTGGTGAGATTTTAGATAATGTCATAACTAACAAAGAAGAAAAGCTAAACGCTAAAGCAAAGATTAAAGAAATAATGAACTCTTATAAAATAGAGGTTGAAAAAAACATAACAGCTAGGTGGGAAGCAGACGCTAATGGTAATATGCTTACAAGATCAGTAAGACCTTTAGTGTTAATATTTTGTATAGTTTGTACTATGCTACTTGTGTTTATTGATAGTGGTACTATAGAATTTAATGTTAAACCAGAATTTGTTAGCCTATTAACCACAATTTTGACGGTTATTATTGGAGCTTATTTTGGGGGGCGTTCATTTGAGAAATTTAAAAAGAAATAATATCAAAAAAGATTATCGTTTAAGATTAACAAAGGTAGAACACGACCTTATAAAAGACAAAAGAAATAAAGACAATAACAACATTCTAGTTATTGGAGATTTACACGAACCATTTTGTTTAGATGAATATTTAGATTTTTGTATAGAACAATACTATAGGTTTAATTGTAATCAAGTAATTTTTATAGGTGACATTATTGATTCGCATGGGTTCAGTTATCACGAACAAGATCCTGACGGATATTCAGCAGGTAATGAGTTAAAATTAGCAATTAAAAGAGTAGCTAGGTGGTATAATGCTTTTAATAATAAAACAGTACCTAATGGAATTGATGTTTGTATCGGAAATCACGATAGAATGGCTGCTCGTAAAAGTATGACAGGGGGAATACCAAGCGCTTGGATAAGGTCTTATAATGAAGTTTTAAATACCCCTGATTGGAATTGGGTAGAAAATGTTATATATAATGATGTTCTTTATGAACATGGAGAGGGCGGACAAGCTCTTACTAAAGCTAAAAATAATATGATGTCTAGCGTTTGTGGTCATACTCATACATCTTGTTATGTTCAATGGTTAGTAGGAAAAAAATTTAGAGTTTTTGCTTGTCAAACAGGTTGTGGTGTTGATAATAAAAGTTATGCAACTGCTTATGCCAAAAATTTTAAAAAACAAGCTATTGGTTGTGCTGTTGTTTTAAACAATGGGGAGCTTCCAATTAATCTACTAATGGAACTATAAAAAATAAGGGCAAAAATATTAGCATGTTATCCTTACTAATATAATTGCCCCTACCTAGAGTAGCAAAGTAATGAAAAAGAAGCTACTCTATAATACTACATTTTGTAATACAACTCTTTCTCTATCAAATTGAACAAAGTCCATATCATCTTTTATTAAATAGTATCTTTTAAACTTTTTAATATCTCCATACATATTTTTTCTACTGATCCAAAACGACTCTATTCTATGACCGTCTTGTTTTAAATCTCTTATAATTCCTTGTAAATCAAGTATCATAAGTTTTTGCATACATTCTAGCGTAGTGATACTAAAATCTTCTTCTTTAAAGTATTTTAATAATTGTTCTTTTTGATTCATTTTATTTACTTGTTTTCTATTATTTCGTAAACTTCATTATATAATTTCTTAATAATTTCTGAATTATCTATACCATAATGATTTTGTTCTATTTCTAAATAATTAATTTGATTTGATAAATTATGTATTATTTCTTGTTGTGTCATTTCTTTTGATTTTCTATTATTATGTTATAAAAGTATTTGTAAAATTTGTCAAAATCTTTTTGTGCGTCTTTAGTATATTTAAAGCTCCTAAATTCATCATAGTTATTTACAGTATATTCTATGTTTAAATCAGTATACTTTTTTTCTACTTTGTTATGAGCTAAAGCTATGGCTAAAGTATCAGCGTCTATAGTTACTATCATTTTTCTTGTTTTATTGGTTCGCAAATCTCCCCACATTCTGAACACCTTTGACTATCAGAATTACTTGGAGCATTACAACAATCTGAGTATATATCTATTATTTGTTTTTCCATTATCTATATCCTTTTTTATTAGCATATTCGCTAGTTTTTACTATTAATATAAATGTTAAAAATATTATTAATTCCATATTATATATTTTTTATAATTAAACCTTGTATTTCAGCCCATTGACTTTGAAGCTCTAATATTCTATTTTGTATGTTAGAATAAAGAGTATAATTATCTTGATCTTGATATTTTTTTTGTTCTTCTTCTAGCTCTTTTATTCTATTATTAAGAATAATTTTATATTCTTCTAATAATGTTATATCTTTTTTCATTTCTTTTTGTTTTAATTATTATAATACAAATATATAAAAAAAATTTAACATAATTATAATTTTATTAAAAAAACTTTACTTTTTATTAACATTCATATTGTTAATATCTTTTTATTTTTATAAAGTTATTTTTATTATATTTATAAAAATTATTGTTTATGAAATTTACACAATTTAAAAAACAAGATGAAGTTAGAGATACTTTGATCTTGGAAATGATGAAAAACAAAATAAGGAAAAACCACTTAGCTAAAGAATTATCTTTGAGTTATCCAACAATGTTAGCAAAATTAGATAATCCTTTTTCATTTAAAGTAAGTGAGTTTTTATTATTATGTGAAATAGTCGAACTTGATATTAACGAATTATTAATTAAATACTAAAAAAATGGAAACTAAAAAATCAAAAATTACTGAATTAAATTTACAACCAGAAAAATTTAATGATATGTTTATTTTTACTATATGCTTTGAAAATGGCGATATAGGAAAATTATATAAAAGAAAGGATAAAACCTATGAACAGGTAGGTGATGAGGTAGAATATACAATAAGCCCTAAAGGTACTGTTAAAATCGCTTTTAAAGGAGATACTTCTTTTAGTAAAAAATCACCTAGCTATACAAATAGCAATAATGATGCTAAAGAAGATATTAGATTTAGTGTAGCTTTTAAAGGTGCTATAGAATTAGCTGCAGGTGGTAAAATTGGAATAGATGAAGTTGAGAAGTTTACTGTTATGTATGATGAATTTTTAAAAGATAAAAAATCAGTAGAAATGCCTTTTTAACTATTCATTGTTAATAACTAATAATTAAATTTTATAAAATGTAAAATATTTTTATATAATTTTAGGCAAATGAAAAAATCAATATTAGCAACCACACCTTTTTTAATTTTAAATAAGTGCCTTCTCGTTAATTTAGGTGTGGATGCTAGTTTGGTTCTTTCTGATCTTATACAAAAAGAAGAATACTTTAAAGATAGCTCTCAAAATAATGGGGGCTATTTTTTTAATGTAACACAAGATATAAGCTGTAGTACAACTTTAAGTTATTATCAAATTAGACAAGCATTATCTGTGCTTGAGAAATGGGGCATAATTAAGGTAGTGCTTAAAGGTGTGCCAGCTAAAAAGCATTTTAAAATAGATCATTCCCAGATATTAAATTTTTTAAAAACTAGTATTAAAAAAACTGAAGAACTAGATTGTAAGAATTTTAATAACAAGATATTAAATAATTTAAACTCTATTAATAATAATAAAGAAATAAGAATTAAAAATAAAAAAGTATATACACGCAAAGAAAAATTTTTAAATGATTTAAAAGAATTAGAACCTAAAGAACATATAGAAGATTTTGTAGATTATTGGACGGAAGAAAATAATGTAGGCAAACAGCGTTGGCAATTAGAGAAAACTTGGAATACTAATTTACGATACAAAAGGTGGTGTAAAAATCAAAAGAATTTTAGTAGAGGAAGTAGTAGAAATAATATGCCTGACTTTTTAGATAGTGCATACTTAAATAGAATTAGAGAGGATCAATCACAAGTAAACAAGTTTTACAAACACCTTGTAGATAATTGTCAGTATGAAAAAATAGAAACTTTAACAGGTCACATTAAATACAGAAAGAAAAGATGAAAAATAGAAATTTAGTACATAAAGACGATTGGAGAACTCCAGTAGATTTTTATGATAAATTAAATAAAGAATATAATTTTGACTTTGATCCCTGTCCTTATATGCACGATATGAGTTGGGATGGATTAAAGGTTGAATGGGGAGAAAGAAACTTTGTTAATCCACCATATAGCAGAAAATTAAAAGAAGCATTTATTTTAAAAGCTATAGAAGAAAGTAAAAAGGGTAAATTATGTGTTATGTTATTACCAGTATCTACAAGTACTAAAATATTTCACGAACATATATTACCAAATAAAAAGCAAATTATATTTATTTATAGAAGATTAAAATTTAGTGGATATAATATAAAAGGAGAATTTGTAGATAATAAGTGTGGTATGCACGATAGTATGATAGTAATATTTTAATATGATATTTATAAGTTTTATAAAGAATGGTTTGTTACTTGGGGTTAGACACTTCGAGCCAGATGAAATAAGAAAGTATTGGGAAATACATATACTATTGTTAGTATTTCAAATAAATATATTTATACACACAGAAAAATGATAGAAATAAGTAATTTAAGTTTATTAGTGTTAATAGTATTCAATCTAATACTAGGAGCTTTAACTTGGGAATATATAAAAAGTCAAATAAAATGAAAATGTTAAGTTTATTAAGTGGAAAACAAAAAAAAATTAATCTTATGAAATGGATAAGAACACCTAAAGAAATATGGGATCAATTATCTAAAGAATTTAATTTTACAGTAGATGCTTGTGCATCTCATAATAATCATTTATTAGATAAGTATTGGACTAAAGAAGATGATGCTTTAAAACAAGATTGGACTAATGAAATTGTTTATTGTCATCCTATGTATGATCAAAAAATACCTAAATACATAAAAAAAGCTTTTGAAAGTAACTCTTTATGTGTTTTTTTATTACCAGCTTCAACTAATTCTAGATATTTTCACGAATATTTATGGTGTAATAAAGAACATAAATCTAAACAAAATGTTGAAATTAGATTTTTACCTAAAGCAGTAGGTAAATTTGGTTATAGATTTGCTAATGATAATGGAGATCTACCTGAAACAGGATATTTAAGACCACTTATGATTGTAATAATACATAACACAAATTAAATGAAAGAACAAGATTTACATAATAGTATAGTAGATTATTTAAACTACTACCCCCATATTCTTTGGACTTCAACATTAGGTGGTATTTATTTAGGAAAAGGGAACTACAAACAAAAGGCTTTAGTTAAGAAACACTACAAAAAAGGCGTACCTGATATATTAATATTTGAACCTAATCTAAAGCATAACGGATTAATGGTAGAGCTTAAAGTGGGATATAATAAACCAAGCAAAGACCAAAAATTATGGATAGCTAATTTAACAGCTAGAAACTATAAAGCTGTAGTTTGTTATTCATTACAAGAATTTATAGAAATATTTACTAAATACACAAAAACGATATGAGAAAAAAACACGAACCATTTAAGAATATTAGAACAAAAGATGGTAGAGAAAACTTTACTTATTTTTTATTTGAAATAGATAGAGGGGTAACAAGTGATGTCTTTATACATAAAGAAACACAGATAATATTTGATGAAGATGAATATATATTAAATAAAATAGATTTTGTTCAAGACCAATATAATCCACAAATGGTAGTAGTGGAAATAAGCCCTTTAGGTAAATGGGAGTATAACGCTTTAAAAAATGCAGGGGTTAACTTATTTGTAGAGTTGTGCAAAAACTAAATATATATTTAGAAAATAGTTATAATAAATTGTTAGAAATAAGCAAAAGAATAACAAGTAATAAACACCCAGATTATGAAGATTTATTACACGAAACAATATTAGCTTTATATAATTCAGATCAAGAAAAGATTAAAATAATAATAGAAAAAAAACAACTTACTTTTTATATAGTTAGAATAATGTTAAATCAATATCAAAGTAATACAAGTCCTTATCATAAAAAGTATAGAAAGCAATACAACGAAAAACAATTAAAAGAATTTTATATTTATACTAAAGAACCTTTGACTAAAGAAAAGATGAAACAGTTAGAGGAAAAAGAAGATAGGCTACAATGGATAGAGGAAAAGTTAAAACATTTAAGCTGGTTTGATGTAGAAGTATTTAAGATATACTATAGAGAAAATTACAGTTTAAATACTATGAGTAAAGCAACAAAGATAAATAGAAGTACATTAGGAAAGTCAATTAGATTTATTAAGAATTATTTAAAGAGTTTGAAATGATTGAATTTATAAAACACTTCTTTGGTTTATGTGGTGAACCTCATTTAAACATATTTACTATAATGATGAGTACGCCAATAATAAGTTACATAATATATAAATTTATAAAGTTATGACAAAAGGACTAGGAGATGATATAGCAAAATTCACCAAAGCAACAGGTATAGATAAGTTAGCTAAAAAAGTATTAGGAGATGATTGTGGTTGTGAGGAACGAAGAAAAAAACTAAATCAAATGTTCCCAAACTTTAAAAACATTAGGCAATTTACAGAAGATGAAATTAAGATATATGATGAGGTAGTGCCAGGAATAGAATTAAGGCAGCGACTAAATGCAGAAGAAAAAACTATAATAGCTACTTTATATAATGGGGTATTTGGTCAGAATCCACAGTGGAAAAGTTGTAGCCCTTGTAATAAACAAATAATGGATAATTTAAAAAAAGTATATGAAAAGTCTTGTAAAGTATGAAGAAACATACTAAAATATATATGAACTATTATAATTACGATATATCAGATTGGATTGCTTGTGAGCATTGTGGTACTACTGCTGTTGACATTCATCATATAGACGCTAGAGGTTTGGGTTCTTCAAAGAAAAAAGACTTTATAGAAAATCTAATAGCTTTATGTAGAAGATGTCATATAAAAGCAGAAACAGATAAACAATTTAATA